TAATGAAGATGGAACATTAAAATTTAGAATTCCACTTAATAGATATAATCTTCTTGATCAGGTATTTCAGGTTAATATGTTTAATGATTTAATTGTTGGTGAAGAATTTTTAATGAGATTAAAGATAAATAAAGAATTAGAAAATGTTAGTAAATTTAGATTGAAAAACATTTATTTTAATGGGAAAAAAAAGTCATTTGATATTTTTTATGGGGATAATTCAGAAATATATTTATTTTTAATTCCTAAAGTAAATGAGATGGGATTTGATATTAAATTGAAATTAAATGGATTTTATACTATTGATGATGAAAAATTTAATTTTGATATAGAAAATTCAATTAACATTTTTAAAAAAAGAGATAAACCAATTATAGAAGAAAAAACTAAAACAACATTTGAAGTTAATTCATATTTAGATGATAGTTACCTTAATAATTATATAGGAGAATCCGAATTAGTAAGTCCTCATTTATTAAGAAATCCTGTTATAATAAATGAAGTTAAAAATAAAGAATTAGGAGAATTTGAAAAAAAGAAAATGATAGATAGTCCCGAAACTTGGAAAAACAGAGCAGACATAAATAGACCTTGGATTTCCACATATAGTTTTATAAATGAAGACATATTTAGGAAATATAATTTAGATAAGAAAGAGAAACAATACTTAAGAATGGTTGACGCCACAGATAAAATTTTATTAGGTAATGAATATGAAGAAAAAGATAAGAAATTTAAATTGAATAAAGAAGATATTATAAAAATTTTAAAAGAAGTTAAAACTGATAATAATTCATTTATATCTCTAATAGATTTAACCGATGAATTATCTATTAAAATTTTAAATATTATGAAACAATACAAAATAAATCAGAATAAATTTAAACCCGAATTAACTCCAGAAACTAAACTTATTGTAGTTCAAGACCCTCTCAAAAAAGCTTCAATGGAGTCTCAAATTCCAATTATTACTTATCAGGATATTATTTCCAATTTCCAGTATCTTTACAAAGAACCTAAAAAAGAAAGTTTAAGACTAGAAGATAATAAAGATAAACTTTTAAATTTATTAAAAGAAACTAAAAATAGTAATAAATTTGTTATTACAGTTATGTATATAGATTACCGAGATATGTTTGAAGTTAGAAAATTCTTAAAAAAATATGACATTTCTAAGAATAAAATTAAAGACGAAATAGACACAAATACTACTATTATATTAGTTGATACTAAAAAAAACAAGGATAGATTAGGTATGTTTAATAAACAACCGGTATTCACATTCAAGAATTTTAAAGATATATTAAAATAATTTAAAAAAAAAATATTTCCTTTATATTAATAAAATGGATAATATCTATAAGAATAATCTTTCAACCATATCAGAATTAAAAACTGATTCTAGTATTTACTATATTGAAAATAAAATTTATAATGAAGATAGATATTTAGGTTCTCTTAGATGTGGAAAAAATATTGAAAAAGTACTTAATGTTATTAATATAAGTTTTTTACACTACTATAATATTTTACTCCTTAATAACGAGAGAGACGAACAAGAAATTGTTGATTTACTTAATAATTCTATTAGTGGATTAGAAAATTTCAAAACTTATACTCAAGAAAATAATATGCCTATTGATAAAATAGAAACATTATTAGAAGTATTCAAAAAGCATATTAATGATTTAGAAACTAATAGATTTGTAAAATCAGAAGAAAATATTAAAAATGTACAAGATAATATTGATATTATTAGGGAACATATGGTTGAAGTAAATTTGGAAGAAGACAAACCTAAAACTGAAACTTGTAATTCAGTTGTTAAAATATTTGTAGGTATTAGAGATACTATTAGTGGATTTTTCCTTTCATTTTATAATCATTTATTTGTTTATTAAATTTTATTTTTATTTTTTTAAACACAAAAATATATTAAGATTTCCAAGAATATCTTATTTATTTATTTTTTACTATTATAGGAACTAGTTTGGGAAGCCTGAACTAGTTATGATTATGTGGAACTCTACCACCTTCTTCAATTTTTGATGTGTCACTGTCTTGTGCGGGATTATGTTGATGTATTAAAGAAGTGCTTAAATCATTTATTTGTTTACCCAGAGCATCATTAAATGTTACACCATGAGAATGAATATTTGTTGCTTCTCCGTATATTTCTGGTTGTAGTTCTTGTTTAATAAGGGTTAACATATCTGTACTTCCGACATAATTTATATTATCTAATTTTGTTTTTAAATTAGAATCTGCATCATCCACAGCATCATATGCGGCCTTGAATGTATAAAAGTCTCTACATTTTTCAATAAATTCATCTTTATTTGTAATATCTACATTTTCAAAATTTCCGTTTATATATTTTATAAATGAACTATTTGTTATTTCATTTATTGTTTCTTTTATAGGAGTCGCTGTTTCTAAAATAGTTAAATCAACAGTATCATCTTTTAAAGCTTTAATTTCTGTTATTTCTAGGTAATTAGCATATTGTAATTTAGCCGCATTTATTACTTCATTAATACTTTCCATACTGGTAGAAAATTCTGTATTACAAAAGCATTTATCATGTTCTCCTTCTAATCCTTTTTCTCCTGGTTTTCCTTTAAGACCTCTTTCTCCTGGTAAATCGGTAAGGAAAAAGTGGAATAAAAGAGTTCCTAAAATATTGAGTAAATTAATCATAAAAAGACCAACATACCAACTGAAAAACATATTAAAAGATGGGTCAGTGCTGATTTTAGAACCAAATCTGGCTAATATTCCGACTAGGAATACAAAAAATAATGTAATCATAGCCAAAACTAAAAACATAGTTTTATCTAACTTCATTTATTATTTGTTTAGAAAAAACTTTAAAGAATTTAAAATATTTTATGTCTTTGTATAAATATAATTTACCTCTTTAGGATCTTTTTTCTCAAATACTAATCTCTCTCCTGTAAATATTTTACTACATTTATCTTTCGCTTCTTCAACAGTATAAATTCCACTTTTAAGAACAAAACTAGAGTCCTTAAATATATAAGCGTAATTACTCATATTAGTATCTATTTTCTGGTAATTCATCATAATAAATTGACATCCCCAATCTAAACCTTTTCCTGGTTCATAATTAATAGGTGTTATACCTTCCAGCATAGAAGTAGTATTTATTTCAGGAGATAAAATAGTGAACCCGCATTTATTATATTTATTTAGGTCTTCTCCATTAATTTTGTGGAATTCTTCGTTAGAATAATCTTCTATATCTTCTTCAGTATTTACTACATCCTCCTGTCTAACATATAATATTCTATATTGGTCTTTATTTTTTTCCAGAGTATAATTAGAAGCAGAACTATAATTTACAACTTCTTCAAGATTAGTATCTTCGAAACCTGTACTAGAAAAAATTAGGACTTTACCTAAACAATCAGTTATTTTAATTTCATTAAAATTATTACCTGAATTATAAGAATATTGACTTTCCATTAAATATTCACCTAAAATTTCGTAAATATATTTATGTAATTTATTTAAACACCTAACATTTTTATTAGTTTTCAAATTTAGGTATAGAATAAATGGGTCATTATAGTTTTTAATGTCTTTTAAATTAAAACAAACCTTTGCTATTTCTCTTAAAAATGCCTTCACATTCATAGTATTTAATGTATATTTCCATTCCCCTTCCTCTTCACCACAAGATACTACTGGTTCTACATTGACACCATAACCACTATTGAAAATCTCTAATTCAACCATTCTTGCCCCGCATTTTAAAACTTCCGTAAATACTTCCACACTTACATAATCATATTTATGTAATCCACAGACATATGGTCTGTAAGCACTTGCAACATAAAAATCTCTTAATTTTTTTTCTTTTAAATCATCCTCTCCGTAAATATCATTTAAACTTTTTTGATTTATTTGATTACTTCGATACACACCCATTTTAGTAACTGTCATATATACCCTAAATATTCTTGATGCCAATATTATCCCTCCTAGAACCAATATACCAATTAATAAAAAAATGAAAAAAAGAACTTGATTATCTAATTTTCCTTTTTTAATTTCAGGGGTACTTAAATCTTTAGCTTCAGTTGGGAGAGCAATTTTATTAGAAATATCATTAACTTTTTGTGCTATATTGTTTTTCATTTCTAACGCTTTTTCTTTTAATGCCATTTACATTTTTACTAGATAATTTTTTTATGATTAAAATCAAATTATTTAATTTACAATCTTCAAAAATTCATCGTTACTTAAAATTGTAATACCTAACTCTTCGGCTTTCTTCATTTTACTAGATGAAGTATCCTTACTTTCCACTATTAATATATCAGTTTTACTATTAACAGCAGATTGTATATTCCAGTTCTTCTTTTCAATCTTGGAAATAACTTCTAAAAATCTCTTTCCCGTAATAACTATATTTTTGGAAGGACCTAAATCTTTTTTAATTTTAATAACCCTTTTCTTTTTAACTATTTTTAGTTCATTATGTTCTTTTATAAATAATCTAATTCCATCAAGTTTCTCTAATATTTTTAAAGAAGTTTTTTCTTGAATACTTGGAATTTCATTAAGCATTTCCGTTGATATTTCCATCTCTGTATTGAATATATTAGGATATTTATCTGTTATCTTTTTCAGAATTTTATAACCCACACTATCCAAAATAGAACTTCCTGCAATAACTTTTTCTATTTCCACTTCTTTATCTATAACATTATGAATACTGGTATATATCTTATTGGCACTTTTTTCTTTAATACCATCTAATTTAAGTAAATCATCAACTTTAATATTCATAATTTTCTTTATAGTATTAAATCCTGCTTCATATATCTTTTGATATAATCCAGGACCTATATTTTCAACTTCTAAGGTTTTAAAGAAAGTAATAATTCTCTTTATTTTGACAGAATTGTCTTCCTCCATATTAATAAGTATAATTTCCTTATGTGTTTCATTCCATATATATTCAACATTTGGCATTTGTGGTTTTTTCTTTTCTAATACTTCTACAATTTTAGGTATTATTTCTCCTCCTTTAATCATTTTAACTACTGCTCCAGGTCCAATACCATTTTTAACAATAAAATCGGCATTATTTCCAGTGGCTTTTCTATTGGTAGTTCCGCATAGAACAGTTGGTTCAATATTAACAATTGGTTTTAATTTTCCGTGTTTACTGGCATTCCATTCTACATTTATAACTTTGGTAATAGCAAACTCTAAATCCATTTTGAAAGCAAAACTATATTTAGGATTTCCATCTGTATTTCTAGAATTTTTCTTATTCTGTGTTATAATTAATCCATCTATTTCATAAATTGATTTTTTCTTTCTCTCCAACATATACTCTGATAAACTGGGGAAATCAAATTTAGGTGATTTTAAATTATTAACTGTTTGAAAACCTATTTTTTTTAAGTTTTTCATTTGGTCTTCGGGTTTCATTTCTGGTAATATAAATTCATAACATACAAAATCCAGTAATTTTAGGTAATCCTTCTTTTTACTAAAATCTTTTTGATTTGACATTCCAGCCACAAAACTTCTTGGATTAGAGAAATTTCCTTTAACTTTTTCATAGTTTTTCTTGGAAACAAGTATTTCACCTCTAACAACAAAACTATCTTTGGATTTAGGTAAAGATACAAAATTCTGTATTTCAGTAATATCTTTTCCATAAGTTCCATTCCCTCTAGTATAAATCTTATAAATTCCATTATAACTAGATAAAAGGAAGGAGATACCGTCTAATTTATCAGATATTAGTACTTCACCTGGATAATCATTAATCCATTTATTGATTTCTTTTTCAGTTTTTTTCTTATTCATACTTCCCATATGGAATGGTAATTTAACCTTCTCTTTTTTGATATTTGAACCAATTTGATTAATAACTTTACTATTTGGATATTTTTTTTCCAAAAAGTCCTTTATAAAATCAAATGTTTGGTCTGAAACGAGTGTTTCTCCTGAATCTGAATTATAATAATAGTCTGAACACGTAGTAATAAATTTCTCAATATCTTTTTGTGAAGAATTATTGATAAATTTTATTGGATTTTTTTCTATATCAGAATACATATAATATATTAAAAAAAAATAAATTTATAAATCAATTTTTAATTATCTTTTTAATTATCTTTTTTTTCTAAAATTGGCTCCCTAACTAATTTTAGGCAATCTTGTTTTAATTTCTCCCAATTTTTATTAGTTTGTATAGGATGTATAAATACTTCTACTTCATAATTAAACCAAACAAATGGATCTATTTTATCTTCTTTATTTATTCCTACTGGTTTATTATATTTTAATGAAATAGGAATAACGGGAATACTATTTTCTGAAGCATTCCTAAATAATCCATTTTTAAAATCTTGCGGAATACCTGATTTAGTTGTATGACCCTCTGGAAATACTAAAACATTCTCATTCCTTTCTATTATTTCTTTCATAGTTTTCTTGACCACTTCACCGTTTTCTTTATTTCCACGTTCGTATGGAATAAACCTAAATGATTTAAAAAATGTTTTTTCTATATATTTAATAAACCTAAAATAAATAGGTAAGTCTTCGTCGCAAATAATATTACTTTTACAAACACAATTTATTTTATCAAATAGATAATTAATTATAATTAAATCTGTCGCATTTTGGTGATTGGAAATAATTATATGACCTAAATTATTAAGAATAGATTTATCACCATTAACTTTAATTTTAATATTTAAAATAGGAGAGTGAACTGAACATGATATCAAACTTTTAAAAAAATAATCACTAATTCTATTAGTAAATAAAAAAGTGCTTATAATATTTAGTAAAACTAAAAATATTATAAATCCTAGTTGAAAGTATTTAATCATAAAAATATATAATATTTTATTCTTTAAATTATTTTCCCGTGCTTCCAAATCCTCCATTTCCTCTGCTTGTTTCACTCAACTCTTCAACAAGTTCAAAAGTAATCGGTTCTAAATTAGGAGCACAAATCTGTAGAAGACGAGTGCCTTTTTTTATAACATATTCATCTTCGGAAATATTATCAAAACACCCCATAAGATTGCCTCTATAATCTCTATCAATAATTCCTACCGAATTTGCCAATCTAAGAGGTGTTTTTACTATAGATGAACGCGGATACATATAAAATGATAATCCTTTTGTTTTATTGTCCGTCATTGCTTCACAAGAAATACCTGTATCTACTTTAGCCATAGTTTTAGGTGGGACAATGACATCTTCAAGAGTAAATACATCTAGTCCAGCATCACCTTCGTGATAGTTTGTGTGATTAACATAGTAAGGAAGAGCGTCATTAGTTGCTTTAATTAGTATGTGCATTTTTAATAGATAAAAAATTAAAAAGTTTAAATCAATTTTTTTGAAATAAATATTATTTATATGCCTTAATGTGATATTGAAGAGGTTTATTCCATCTCCATATTTTATTTTTATTACTAGTATGTTCAAAATCGATTAAGTATATTTTTTTATCTTTTACTCGAATGTGCTCTTGTCTCATTTCATTATGATATACATTATTTTTTTCCATCGTTTCATAAATAATTTTGAGTTGTTCGACATAATTTTCAGGTCTATTTTTTTTCGTTAATTTATGTTTATAAAAATCTTCTGTTATTTCAAATTTTTTATCATTAAATTTCATTCTAGGCACAAAATCGAATTTATGTAAATATTTTTCATATAGATTTTTAATTTTAAAATATTTATTATGGTTATAATATGGTTTAATTATTTTATTAGTTTTATGAAGAATTTTAATTTTTTTTCTATCGACACATCTAAATTTTTCTTTTTCTAATTTTAATAATTGATATAAAAATAAGAGTAATATTAAAAAATATAAAAAATTATATTTCATATATTTAATTCATAAAAATTAAATCATATCGATTAAATTAAATCATATCGATTAAATTAAATATATCGATTAAATTAAATCATATCGATTAAATTAAATATATAAAAAATATAAAGAAATTTAAATTATAAAAAATATAAAATTGAAATTTATTTGTATTAGTTTAAAATTTACGAAATTTAAGAAATTATTGATTAAACTTTATAATGAATACTCAAATTGAACCAATGCTTAAAGAAAATCCTAACAGATTTGTTCTATTTCCTATTAATAACCACGCTATCTGGGAGAAATATAAGCAACATGTAGGTCTTTTTTGGACTGCCGAAGAAATTGACCTTAGTAGTGATTTAGTTGATTGGCCTAAATTGAAACCCGAAGAACAACATTTCTTAAAGAATATTCTTGCTTTCTTTGCGGGAAGTGATGGAATTGTATTAGAAAATTTAGGTAACAGATTTATGAACGAAATTCAAATTCCGGAAGCCAAATGTTTTTATGGATTTCAGATTGCTATGGAGAATATTCACTCAGAAACATATTCTCTTCTAATTGATACCTATATTAAAGATAATGACGAAAAAGATAGATTATTTAGAGCAATTGATACAATTTCTTCAGTTGAAAAGAAAGCTAAATGGGCGATGAGATGGATTGAAGATAAGGAATCTAATTTTGCTACTAGATTGATTGCTTTTGCCTGTGTAGAAGGTATATTTTTCAGTGGTTCATTCTGTGCCATTTTCTGGTTAAAAAAGAGAGGTCTTATGCCTGGTTTAACAAGTAGTAATGAATTGATTAGTAGAGACGAAGGACTTCACACTGATTTTGCTGTATTAATCTATAGTATGTTAGAAAATAGATTAAGTTATAATACTATCAAAGAAATAGTAGAAGATGCTGTTACAATTGAAAAAGAATTTATTATTGATTCTATTCCTTGTAAATTAATTGGAATGAATTCTGAATTAATGAGTGAATATATAGAATTTGTGGCAGATAGATTAGTATCTCAACTGGGATATGAAAAAATATACAATACTAAAAATCCTTTCAGTTTTATGGAAATGATTTCTATGGAAGGAAAAACCAACTTTTTTGAAAAAAGAGTTATGGAATATTCTAAGAGTGGTTTAGGTGTAGATAAGGAAAAAATGTCTTTCACAATGGACGCTGACTTTTAAGGAAAGGAAGCAGAACCGCTGACTTTTAAGGAAAGGAAGCAGAACCGCTGACTTTTAAGGAAAGGAAGCAGAACCGCTGACTTTTAAGGAAAGGAAGCAGAACCGCTGACTTTTATTAAACTTTTGTAAATTTTATACCACTAAGAGAAAAACTTAAGGTATTTTTTTTATCTTTATCATCATTTGTTTTTACCATTTTTTGTATATCTATAAAAAATTCATTTCCTATAGTATTCTTATCTGAATCTATTAATATATTTACATCATGGCTCTCATTAATATTATCTCTTGAAAAATAATAAAATTCTTTCAGGATATTTTGAATTGGTTTATCATTAAAAATATCTTTAATATGATTTAGTCTAACTATAACAT